ATATTCTGCACTCCGTGAAGTGCAGTATCGTTCGGGTTTTCGGAATATGCTCAATATCGTGGGTATTTCTGAGCGGTTATGCTCAATATCGTGAGCATTTCAGCGCGGTTGTGCGTGGTGCAAATTTGGTGCATCCGATGCATGGGACAGGATGGGACAGCATGGGAAAAAACCGCAGAAACCTATGGGGAAATCGTGTTTTCGCGTGGGACAGCATGGGATAACGTTTGCCCAGGTGGGATACTTGCCCGTATTCGGTCGCAGGTTCAAATCCTGTCCAGCCGACCAGAAAAGCACGAGGTCAGACGCTATGCGCTCTGGCCTTTTCCATTTCCTGGTGCAGATTTGGTGCATTCGATCGCGTCCCAAGCGCACAGCACGGCGCTGCGCACGCTGTCCAGGTCGTCGTGGATGTAGATGCGCGCCGGCGCTATGCTCGACCAGCCGGCGTACCGCTGCAAGTCGAACGGCGACATGTAGCGCGCCATCATGGACAGGTTGCTATGGCGCAGCTGGTGCAGCGTCATGCCGTGGCATCCTATCGCGTCGCGCACGGCTTCATGAGTCGAGTCGCCTGCCCACCATCTGTGCAGTAGCTGCGGACGGAGCAAACCGCCTTGCGTATTGCAGCATAGATATTCAGCGTCGCCGAAACCGAGGGCCCTGCGAACTTCCCGCCATCTTTCTATCCGGCTCTGCAAACGCTCCGATAACGGGAGCGTGCGGACACCCGCTGCCGATTTCGGAGCGCCGACCGTGCCGTCCTTCTCCTTGACCGCCTGGTGGACATAGGCGAAGCCGTCATGCACGTCGGCGTCTCGCAGCGCGCATGCCTCGGCTCTGCGCAGTCCCAGGCACGCCATGAGGTACAGCGCCATGGTGCGCCCGTCCATGGGCAGCTCGTCCACGCGGTTCAGCAGCAGTTGCAGCTCCATGGGGGAAAGCGCCTCCTTCTCCGGCGTGTCCACCTTCGGCTGCTTCACCGATGCCAGCGGATTGCGGTATATCCTGCCATCGTCCACGGCCTGCTGGAAAATGGCGTGCATGTAGTTGTGGAACTTCGCGAGCGTGGCGCCCGAAAGCTCGCCGTCGCCGCGCGCGGGGTTCCGTTTCAGCCACAGCAGCGCGGATCTGCAATCGTCGGGCGTTATCTCGCCCAGCTTCATCTCCGCAAGCGGGCAGCGGCACAGGGCCGCGACGTTGCGCCTGTCGTTCGCCAGCGTATTGGGGGCGAAATCGCCCGATTCGCGCCGCCAGAGCGCCCAGGATGCCGCGTAAGCCGCGAACTGCTCAGAGTCGGGCACTTCTTGCTCCAGACGCGCAACCCACGCTTTAATCGCATCCTGCGCGTCCGTCCACGTCCCGTGCCATCGCATGGACTTCCTGCCGCAATCGGTGACGGCCCAGAAGCGCCAGTCGCGGCAGCGCGCCTTCGGGCCTTTCTTTAATTGTTGGATGGTGTTTGATTTAACTTTCATCTACGCCCCCATCGAATCTGCCGTATTTAAAGGGTAGGACGCAGCGCAGCCGCGCGCGAATACCATCAGCTGCTCGCGCCCATGAGTATTCATTGAACGGAACAGGCTTATAAGTTCAGATTCATCAGTAGGGAACTTTTGCGCACGGTTTATCCCCAGAAGTTCGTCAACCGACATATTGAGCGCACGGGCAATCGCGCCGAGTTTCGACGCAGGGATATCGTCGCCGCCCAAATACCGCGACAAACTGCTCTTGGAAACGCCAGAGCGCCTGGATAGCTCGGCCTGGCTGAATCGGCAATTCTCCATAGCCTTGATGATTGCATCCTGTATCTTCTCCATCTCAAACCTCCCGCTCGAAGACATAATCCCGAATCTGGGAGAAACTTTCAATATTTCTGTTGCAAATCTCCCACATATGGGATAGTATGGCACTAAACCTCCCGTATGTGGGACGTTTTTAGGACAGAAAGGCCAGAAATGTCGAAAACCATCTTCCCGAATGTCGAAGAGAAGCGCGCAGATCTCGGCACGCCGAAAGCGCACATGGCCCGAAAACTCGGAATCTCCGAACAGGCGCTCACCAACAAGATGAACGGAACGAGCGAGTTCAACGCAAACGAAATATTGACGCTCGCGACGTGGTGGAACGTCAGCGCCGACTATCTCATGGCAGACGCCATCAGCGGAACCGCAAACTAGGCCGACGCCCGGCGCGATGCTGTTGGGGGCCAGTTGCGCCGGGCCGTCATCCAGGTGGGCGATGTTCATCTTTCCTCTCTCTCGCATCGCCCACTTGGATGCCGAAGGCATCGGGCACCTTGACAACCGAATAGCACTTCCCAACACGCGTCCGCTATCAGCGGGCACGCAGCAAGCGCCCGCCCGTCGCGTAAAACGGGCAACCCGCCGCGCCCTAGGCAAGCGCAGCACATCACCGAACCTCCTTTCTCGGGACTGAACACAGACGGCCGACCATACCCGGCCGAAACCGCGCTGCGTGTCCGCTGATGTCGGGCGAAGCGAAAGGGGGGCGGAATGGTAATGACGCTCGACCAGTATTGCAGGCTGCGCTACGGCCTGGGCGACAGGAAGCCCACGAAGGCGCAGAGGAACACCGTCAGCCAGATGTGCCGAGACGGGCGCTTGAAGGCGTTCAAGAGCGGCAGGCGCTGGCTGGTGGACGAAGGGAGAATCGATGGATAGGAAGAAAACGGCGCGCCGTTGTTGCAGCAACGAACGCGCCAGGCATGTCCACAGCAGGGACGATGCGATTGTACCACATAACGAGTTCGACTGGGCGATGAAGCGCCTGGGATGGCTGCTCGGCATCGCGTTCGGCGTGATGTTCGCGCTCGGATTGATTGCGGGGTGAGCGCATGGATATGAACAAGCTGGACTCCGTGGGCGCAACGGTACGCGATCTGGTACGCGAACACGGCTACGTGAAGTCGGTCGAAGTCAGGTGCGTGAGCGACGAGCGCGGACTGACCACCGAGACCGTCGTCCACAGCAAGGACGGCACGATCATGCGCATCGTCCGCACGGGCGAAGCGCCGTTCTAGGGGGGGGTGCGCGATGGTAAGGCGATACAGGGACCCCTACGGGCGCTGCGCGGTTGCGATCGGCAGCGAGCATCGGGGATGGAAGCTGACCATCCTCAACGGAACGAAGAGCCACACGCGGACAGCGCGCTCCGAAGCGAAGGTGCGCGCGATCCTGAACGCTGTCATGCCGTACTGGACGGAGGTGTGATAGATGCCCGGATGGAACATGCCCGACGGAGTGACAGGCGGCGAGGACTACTTCAACCCGCCCGACGAGCCGACGTGCCCGAAGTGCTACGCCGACATGGACTGGGAATGGCTCTACTGCCCATGGTGCGGCGCGCAGCTCCGCCCGGAGGAATGGCTTGGCGACGAGTGGATAGGTCCGCAGATGTACGACAGCCAGCGCGACCTCGACGTGGACAGGGCGCTCGACAGGAAGTGGGGTTACGAATGACGCTGCTGCGCGAATACGAACCCGCGACCCGCGTCGGCCTGTTCGAGCTGGACGGCCTGCTGTCCATGCTCGAAGAGAAGTCTAGTGAACTGGCGAACGAAGGCTGCGCGGACGCTTACTTCTACCTCGGCGCGTACTACGCGCTGTCCATCATCAGGAACCACGAGCGGGTGGAGTACCCGCAGGAGTTCTTGGAATTGTTCAAGCAGTACATGGAAGGAAGGGGGTGAATAGATGTCCTCTGTGATTGCAATCTACGGCGAATCCGGATCCGGCAAGACAACGAGTCTCCGCAGGCTCGACCCAGCGTACACGTTCATCATCGATGCCGACGGCAAGGGTCTCCCATGGAAGGGTTGGCGCGCACAGTTCAACAAGGACAACAGGAACTACTTCAAAGCGCGCACGCAGGCGATGGTCTTGCAGACGATGAAGGTGGTCAACACGAACGAGGATTACTCGCACATCAAGGTACTCGTCATCGACACGCTCAACAGCATCATGGTCGAGGAAGAGCATCTCCACAAGGACGAGAAGGGCTACGACAAATGGAGCGACCTGGCCTGGAACGTCTGGGACATAGTCGAGTACGCAAACGAGATGCGCGACGATCTGACGGTCGTTCTTTTGGCACATGCCCAGATGGAAAGCGACGACGCAGGCTACCGCTTCACGCGCATTAAGACGAGTGGGCGCAAGCTGTCGAAGCTGACCATCGAGAGTAAGTTGCAGAACCTGTACTACTCGTTCCGCGACGATGACGGCAACTACCTTTTCAGAGTCAACAGCAGCCACGACGTATCAAAGAGCTCGCTCGGCCTGTACGACACCGAGACGGTGCCGAACGACATGCTCGACTGCATCAACAAGCTGCGCGATTTCGAGTGGGGAGACGAAATGCCGGCACTCGAAGCGAAGGGGGGTGATTAACCAGTGGAGATCGATTGGAGCGTACCGATCACAGCGCAGGAGGATTGGTACAACGGAATCAAGTTCCGCAGCAAGCTGGAAAGCAAAACCGCACAGGCGCTCGACAACATCGGCATCCCGTACCAGTACGAGCCCGACGGCTACAAACTGTCGAACGGCATGTGGTACCGCCCCGACTTCTGGCTGCCTGATGCGCAGCAGTTCATCGAGTGCAAGGGCGTCATGGATATGAAGGATTGCGCCAAGATCGTCGGGCTCGTCAACGACACGGGGAAACCCGTTCTCGTCATGAGCTACGACAACGCGATGCTTTTCCAGTGGTATTGGATGAATCCTGGCAGCGAAATCGCAACGTACACCGACAGCGTGAAACTCGCCAAATGCGACGTTTGCGACACGCTGTGGTTCGCAAGCAGCGAGGATTCGTATGCATGCCCGAAATGCGGAGCGCACGACGGAATGCATCTCATCAAGTTCATGGGCGATGTCTGCTCTGGGCAGCAACTGTTCAACTTCGGGCAGGAAGCAGCGGCAGACAAGCCGATCTATAAGCAGATAGCTGAAAAGTTCAATGGTTAGGAGTCAACAATGGGTGGTTTCAAAGACAAGAACATGAATTGGACCGAAGTGACCGCTGTTGGCGGCAGCAGGATGCTCCCCGCAGGCGGCTACGTCGCCACGATCACGGAAGTCGAGGACGTGGAGAGCAAGGAGTACCTGCGCTTCACCTACGACATCGCCGAGGGCGAGTTCAAAGGTTTCTTCGAGACCGATGACCGCGTGTACACGCATCAGTTCGTGCGCAGCTACACCGAGAAGTCATCCGGCTATATGAAGCGGTTCCTGGAATGCGTCGAGGGCAGCAACCCGAACTTCAAACTCGACGGCTGGGGCAACGACCCGAACGACCTGGTCGGCAAGATCGTCGGCATCATCGTCCAACGCGAGGATTACACGAACAGGGACGGCGAGGACCGAGCGCGCATGAACGTCGAGGGTTTCGCATCCGCGACAGACATCCGCAACGGGCGCTTCAAGCTGCCGGATCCGAAAGACAGCCGTGAGAAGGAAGAAAGCGCCACGCAAGGCGGCTCTTTGTACGACGCTGACATCCCGTTCGATTAGCAATGGCGCTCATCGAGGATACACGGCAGCAACGCGGCAAGCACGGCATGAAAGCCGACTACTTCGCACAGACAGGGGAGGACGTGGTTCGCTGCGCCCTTCCCGTCGGCGATTACCAGAGACCCGCGAAAGTCGCCGTGGACACAAAGAAGGACATCATCGAACTGGGCATCGACCTGAAAGCGGACCACGACCGCTTCAAGAGGGAATGCGAGAGGGCGCAGAAACTCGGCACGCAGCTCGTGATACTCGTGGAGAACAACGACGGCGTGACGTGCCTGAAAGACCTCGAAGGATGGGTCGAGCCCGACGAATCCTACAAGAAGCGGAACAGGAGCGGTAGGGCAGTGCGCTACACGGGAAAATCAATCGCCAAAGCATGCATCACCATGCACAGGGCATACGGCGTCATGTTCGGCTTCTGCTCACCCGATGAAGCGGGGAGCCGCGTCGTGGCGATCCTGGACGGCATGGGGGCGTGATCGCATGGGCGGATTCATGGAAAGATGGGCGAAGCTGAAGGACAGCGCGCCCGATGCGCCGGAAGAATACGGCTCGGCTGACAGATCGAGTTCCTATAAGGCGAAGAGCGCCCTGAACATGCTCTACGCGTCCGATTACAACTACCACGAATGGAAGGACATCGGAATCGCATTCAAGGCGGCTGGCGGCGCAGAGGAAGACTGGCTCTCATGGTGCAGCATCGACGCATCGCGCTATGAAGAGAAGACGGCGCGCGATCTGTTCAGGAATGTGAGCGAAGAGGGCGCGATAACCGCAAACTCGCTATGGAAGCGCGCGTGGAACGCAGGATGGGACTGGCACGAACGGTACGATAAGCTGCCCAAGGTGAAAGCCGTCCCGAAGCCGCGGTCGTTCGACAGCTGCGACGAGCAGGCTATAACGCAGCTCGAAGCGATGTTCGACCCTGAAGAGCATGTCAACATAGTCACGGGGGCGCGGAAAGATAAGGACGGCAAATGGAAACCGGCTAACAGGGGTACGCAGTACAGATGCGCCGATCTTGTAGCTGCCATCCGCGCACGCGGACTGAAAGATGCCATCGGCGGGTACAACGACGAGGCGGGAGTCTGGCTGCGAGTCAATCCGACGGACGGCAAGGGCATCAGCGACGGCAACGTGACGGCGTGCCGGAACGCTCTCATAGAATCCGACGATATGCCGCTCAAAGACCAGGAGCGCATGCTGTTCGAGCTGAACCTGCCCATTGTGTGCGTCACATCCAGCGGCGGCAAATCGCTGCATGCCATCGTGAAGGTGGATGCCGACGGGCCGAACCATTTCCGCGACCGCGTCCGCTACATGCACGACGAATGCGAACGCAACGGAATGTCAATCGATGAAGCCAACAAGAACCCAAGCAGGCTGACGAGGTTGGCGGGCGTGAAGCGCGGCGACAACGAGCAGACGCTCATGCACACGGGCATCGGCGCAAAGGACTTCCCGACATGGATGGCGCAGGAAAAGAGCGCGAAGCTGCTCTACGACTACGGCATCGAGCCGATGGATATGGACCACGAGCCCGTACTGGACGAAGTACTCATCGAAGGCGTCATGCGCCGCGGCGACAAGATGTGCGTGGCGGGTCCGTCGAAATCCTACAAGTCGTTCGCGTTGATACAGCTTGCAATCGCTACGGCGTGCGGCGGCAAATGGTTCGGATGGAAATGCAAGCAGGGGCGCGTCCTGTACATCAACTACGAGCTGCGCGGCGAATCGTTCCGCAAGCGCGTGTGGGAGGTCGCCGACGGCATGAAGGCGAACCGCGACGAGGTCGGCGACAACCTTGACGTGTGGAACATGCGCGGACGCACGCAGCCGCTCGAAACGAGCAAAGAGCATATCATCGAGCAGGCGAAGGAACGCGGTTACGACCTTCTGATAC